GGCGGTGCCCCCGCCCAGCAGGCTCCCGCCCAGGCGTTCGTTCCGACCCCTAAGATCGTGAACCAGCAGCCGGCCAAGCCCAGCTCTGGCAGCCCTGCGTGGCTCCAGAAGCCGAACCAGCAGACGAACAATCCGTACTAATCGAGCTCCTACCGATGGCATTTGACAATAACTTCATGGCGTCCATTGTCGTCGGTAGGATCTTTAACAGTGGAAGGGCGAGAGGACTGGAACGTATTGGCGTCGGTTCCAATCCGAAGTTGGTCCTCGTATCCGCATGCTTGCTCATGGCCTCTGCGGACGCCCCCCATCTCTTATGCAACTAAGACCTAGACAGGTTGAGTTCGTCGATACCTGTATCGAACGGCTCAAGGAATATGGCAACACGCTTGGCATCGCACCTACCGGTGCCGGCAAAACCGTCATGCTGTCAGCTGTGGCCAAGGCCATGGGCGGGCGCACCCTCATCATCCAGCACCGAGACGAGTTGGTGGCCCAGAACAGGGCCACCTTCCTCCGGGTTGCTCCGCAGGTCCAGACGGACCTATACACGGCAGCGCGTAAGCGATGGTCCGAGGGTGTCACTTTTTCAATGATCCAGACACTGTGCAGGCCCGACAATCTGGACACCATGCCGGCCATGGATCTCGTCATTATCGACGAGGCCCACCATGTAGCCGCAAAATCATACTCGGCGGTGGTTGAGAAGGCCAAGCTGCTTAACCCTAACGTCAAAATCTTCGGCGTTACCGCCACCCCGCACCGAGGTGACAAGAAGGTAATCATTAAGACCTTCAATAATGTCGCCGACCTGATCGAGCTCGGAGAGCTCATCAATACCGGCTTCCTCGTTAAGCCTCGTTTCTTCGTCATCGACTGCGACCTAGAGGAAGCCCTCAAGCAGACCAAGACCTCCACCGCCGATTTCGATATGGAGGAGGCGGGCAAGATTATGAATAGCCAGGTCGTGAATGACCGGGTTATCGAGGAATGGCGTAAGAACGCCGATGGCCGAAAGACCGTCGTTTTCTGCTCCACTGTCGCCCACGCCAAGGACGTCATGCACGCCTTCAATGAGGCGGGCATCTCTGCCAATGAGGTCAATGGCGAGATGGCCGACGGCGAGCGCAAGCAGATCATCGAGGACTTCGACAAGAGTAAGTTCCTCGTCATGGTCAATGTCGCCGTCCTTACGGAAGGCTGGGATTGTCAGGACGTTTCCTGCGTAATCCTGCTGCGCCCATGCTCTTTCAAGGGTACCATGATCCAGATGATCGGCCGCGGACTCCGCAAGGTGGACCCTGAACGATACCCTGGTGTAGTTAAATCTGACTGCATCGTGCTGGACTTCGGCTATTCCCTGCGTGCCCATGGCTCTATTGAGGTAGACCCGCGCATCAAGAAGGAGGACCAAAGCACCGGAGAGGCACCTGTTAAGCAGTGCCCAGAATGTCAGGTCATTGTCCCCCTTGGCTCAAAAGTATGCCCCATGTGCGGAGCTTCCTTAGCTGCTGCCGAGGCAGAGAAGGCCGAGAAGGAAAAGCTCGAGGACTTCGTAATGACGGAGATCAATCTCCTGAACATGTCCCCCTACAAGTGGCAGCCGATGTTTGATAATACGGTTCAACTTGCCAACGGCATCACCGCCTGGGCCTGCATCTTCCAGCATGGTGAAATCTGGTTCGCCTTCGGTAAGACCGAGGAAGGTAAGACTGTGCGCCTGATCGCAGCCGGCCGCCCTGACAGCAAGATTGCCGTCATGTCCTCCGCCGATGACTTCCTTCGCCAACACGGCGATCGTGACGCCTGCCTCAAGACTAAACGCTGGCTGCAAGAACCAGCCACCCCAAAGCAGCTCCAATACCTAGATATGGGCGGCAAGATGGTGTTCGGAATGACTAAGTATCTGGCCTCCTGCCTTATGACTTGGAAGTTCAATGAACAGCGTATCTTCTGGGGCGTAACCGACTTCCACAAGCTCAACAAAAATGATCCTAAAACCCGAAAGTAAGAACCTGTTTTCCGAGGCCGTCGTCAAGCATATCGACGACGCCATGGTGGCAGAGAACAAGGCCCAACCTAAGCGCAACTACCTTGGAGCCTCCCTGTGGGGTAAAGAGTGTAACCGCCAGCTGGCCTACATCTTCCACGCCGTCCCAGAGGACGAAGGCACCGGCTTTACCGGTGGCACCCTGCGCATCTTTGACATGGGCCATGACGGCGAAGCTCGGGTGGCTAAATACATCCGCCTCGGAGGGTTTGAGCTGATCACCGAGAAGGCGGATGGCAAGCAGTTCGGCTTCTATGAGATGGATGGCCGCCTCCGTGGTCATATCGACGGCGCGATCATCTCTGGCCCTGCCGTAGCCGGCATGACCTACCCTGTCCTATGGGAGAACAAGGCCCTGAACGCCTCGAATTGGAAGAAGGCTTCCGACGACGGCATCAAGAAGGCCAACTTTGTCTACTATGTCCAGGCACAGGTCTATATGGCCTACATGGAGCTCTTTAACGGTTGCATGTTCACCACATTGAACCGGAATACCGGTGAGCTCAACGCCGAGATGGTGCCGTTTGATCCTGTGTTCGCGCAGGGCCAGATTGATCGCATCGTCTCCATCGTCAAGACAGCCAACCCTGAAGAAGCGGCCAAAGTCGGCCACGACGAAACGGACTTCCGTTGCCGCTTCTGCAACTACTCTAAGAGATGCTGGGAAAAGAAACCCCAGCAGCAACCAACAACCAATAACCTACCGTGGCCTCAAAGCCCAAAAAACTGAAACATGAAAAAAAGACCATCAAGGGAAAAGAGCCGGTCCGTAAAGCCGTCCCGAACCCAGAAGTCGAAGAAATCGAAACTCGCGGAACCTACCTGCGTGAAGCTGTCGCCGAATACTCCGATAACATCGGAGAAGGCGAAGAAATGCTCTGCGCCGATGGTTTCGAGGCTGCTATCTTGGGTGTCACTGAAAGCTGCGAGCCTGTCGTTGTTTATGACTGGAACGAGTGCGTCAGGATCCTCCAAGTCCGTGACGAAATGACCGAAGAAGATGCCATCGAGCACATGTCATTTAACGTCACCGGAGCCTACGTCGGCCCCCGCACCCCACTGTTCATCCGTCGCATCGAGTGATATGTCACACCTAAGGCCTGTCTTCAAGATGAAGTATCGGAACGTCGATATGACGTATTCCAAGATGATACGCATCAAGTCCATGCTTCCGTTCATCCATAAGGCCAACCGCAAGGGCATGACTGTCCCTGAGGCGGCCACTTGGATGGGCTGGTCTGAGTCCACCTTGCGTAACTGGATCCGAGTTCTCGGCGTCCATTGGAAGAAGCGTCGTAAGCGCCTTGGCTATCGTATCGACAAGACCGGCTGGGATAAGAAGATCCCCGCCATGGTCGAAGCGAACCATAGCCAGGCACAAATCGCCGCAGCCCTGAGTGTCGGAGAGTGGACCATTAGCCGATACATGAAGGACCACGACATTCTACCAGCAAGAAAGTTCCGACTGTGAGCCTTATCAGCAAAGACGCCGTTCACCTGCACCTGCAAGTGATTTTCGGCAAGCTTCCCTCGTCGGGATACATCTGCGTCCGAGGCATCGGCGAGAAGGGAACCGACGGAGAAGGCACCTTCCGTGATGACAAGTTCATCGACCTATCGGCCGGCGGAGACATATCCAGCGAGGTCGTCAGACATGTCGAACGCTGGTCCGAGCATGGCCGAGCAAGCTTCATTGTTCCCGCTATCCTATCCTCCGACCGAGGCACATCTGAGAATGTGCGCGAGTTCCGTTCCGTCGTCGTGGATCTGGACGCCGGTGACATTGAGGCCAAGCACGCCTTCCTTACCAAGACGATCGGCGAACCCACGGCCGTCGTTATGTCTGGCGGCCTGATCGACGGCGTTGCCAAGCGACACCTCTATTGGACTCTCAACGACCCTTGCTCCGACGTCGGCGAGCTTGTTCGTCTGCGTGATGACCTTGCTCGCAAGGCTGGCGGAGACATGCAGTTTGGCCTCGGCGTAGAAGGCAATCCTTTCGGCCGCGCACACCAACCTGTCCGCATCGCCGGGTCTGTTCACGGCAAGGGCGGCGTCAAGAGCCCTGTCACGATCGCTTGCGACATGAACAATGCCCAGGTGTATGGCGTCAAGCTGCTGAAGGATCGTATTGCTCAAGCCAAGAACCACGATGGCACCGAGTCCTCCGCCCCTGCTGGCGGCCTGTTCAAGCCAGAGAAGGCAGGGCTAGACCTGACGGAGAAAGTGTTTGAAGGCTCGGATGACGAGAAAAACCGTTGGTCCCAATTTACTCGAGTCTGCGGCCACTATCTACATGTCACCCGCCGAGGGGACATGTCCCTGAATGATGCGTTCCAAGCCGTCCTTGGATGGATGGATGCGAACATGGTCCCACCTTGGCCGCTTCAGCGCGCTGAGCGTGAGTGGCATGCGGTGATGAACCGCGACATTCTCAACCATGGCCCTTTCCCTGAGCCATTGAAGCCAATGGTTGCCGGCGGAGAAGGCCTAGAAGTCTGGGCAGCTCATCGCTGGTCAATGTCCGAAAAGCCCAAGCGGCAGTTCCTCGTGGACCGCCTGATCCTCGCCGGCAAGCATCAGCTTATGGTCGCCGAAGGCGGAGCTGGTAAGACATTCCTCTGTCTGGACCTAGCCATCAAGGTCGCCTCTCACACCGAAGGAGACGAGCACGAATGGTGCGGCGGCAAGATCCTGAAAGGCGGCACCGTCGTTATCCTCACCACTGAGGACGATAAGGACGAGCTGCACATTCGCCTCCATGACATTGACGCCGAGAAGCGTCGTGAGAAAGCCGGTGATAGGCTTATCATCCTTCCGACCATCAACTCAGGCGGTGCGTTTGCCATCGTAGAGACTGACGCCAAGACCGGCGAGGCGAAGCCTTCCCGCCGCTGGGCCGAGTTCTTTGCCCTTCTCAAGCGGCTGCCTGACCTTAGCCTGGTCATCGTGGACACGCTCAATAGCACCCTTCACGGCGAAGAAAACTCCGCCACTGTCATCAATGAGTTCGTGCGCGTGGCCTCTCAGGTCTGCGGTGAGCTCGGTGCCGCCCTGCTGCTTACGCACCACATCCG